CCACATCATACTTGGACATAGAAGCACCACTTGAAGATTTTGCTGCTTTTCCTTTTGTTGGCATTGTAATAATGTAACTCTATATTTTTATTTAGGAGGTTAATTCCAATTAGTAACAGTTAATTCTATACTGTTATCATCCATTTCCCACTCTTCTGCTACAGCAAGACCCATTTCCTTAACAGACTGATGAATAACCATCCTCGCATACTGCTGAGTAAGTTTGTCAACAAATCTTTCAGGTGGTATAGGTTGTTTCCAAGTTTGAAGATCGGTAACTAATTCATAAACACCTTCTTTGTTAAGACGAAACCCAATGTCATCACCAACAGCAACATCGACCTGCCATTGTTTGTGGGTATGGTCAAGAGGGTTTTCTAATTTAACATCCTCCTGGACATAATGTCCTAAAAGATTAAGAGCCTCTAGAAGTGCAGGACGATCTTTAATTTGTGTTTGTATTGTGCTGAAGTGAGACATCTTTTACAGTTTGATAGTATTCTGGTTTGTAAAGTACTTGAGATACCTTACCTAATTTATCTTCTATAACTTTAGTAAGTTGTTGACAATCATTACCAACCACACCTGTAACTTCTTCGGTTACAGTACCATCTTGTTTGATAGTAAATTTAATAGTCTTTGCCATATTTAGAAACTCTTAGGATGGGTAGTTACATCACCGTGTATCTCACCAATATCATCTATGTGAGCATGGTCAATTGCTTCAATATGTCCATGATCAATACTGATATGAACATTGCTTTCCAGAATTTTAGCAATCCTTTCAAGACTATCAGCAATTCTTTGAAGATCGTTATTCATCATTTTTTCTATAGCAAGGGACACCTTCTGGGTCTAACCATTTAGTATATTCAAAATCTTCAATAGCAGTAGTTAGTTGCATTGAATTATCGCAAAGGTACATATCTCTGTACCTCTTGGTATAATAGTCTTGTTTTTGAATACGGAAATCTGGTTTACCATTTTCCAGAGTTCCCACTTCCACATAACGGTATGGATACCGTTCCATAATTACATTCATTTTATATAACTCCTGCTAGATCTTCGGCAATACATCCCATGATACACTCATAGTCTGCTTCTGGATCTTCTTCTGTAAGGTTTACTAACCCCTCACTTACATAATACCGTTTAACTTTTTTATAAAGTTTTGGATTTTTGACATCTAAATAAATTTCTTTGTTTGCTGCAGCACGAAGAGTGCCTAGGTCTTTCTTGAATTTAGAAGTAAGCGTCATTGCTTTGGTAGGTTGACTTTAAGATTATAATGGACAGTTTAGCCGAAGTCAAGGGGTCATGTTTCTGCACTCCCTCCTGTAGTTTGAACGTGATACATATACTCATCAGAAGAAACGAGAACTGCACTGACCTCTCCATCAGTGACAGCAATCTTCTCACCCTTCTCCACTCGTTTGATAATCTTATCAGGATCAGCAACGAATTCTTGAATTGTTAATGTCTTCATTGAAATACGCCGTCTAACCTCTTAACTACTTCTGCTTGATCTTTATCAAAGAGTTCTAAACCCTTCTCTGTAAGGATGTGATTATACATCTTCTCAAAGATAGAAGGTGGCATTGTAACTATATGGGCTCCATTAGTAAAGGATTTAGAAACACTCTTTACATCTCTAATAGATGCAGAAAGAATCTCTGTCTCGTGTACACATTGAGAATCATACACTTGTGAAATATCTTTAATACACTGTAAACCTTCTTGAGAGTTATCGTCAAGTCTTCCCACAAATGGAGAAACATAGGTGGCACCTGCTTTAGCAGCAAGAACTGCTTGAGCAGCATCAAAAATCAAAGTAACATTGACTTTAATTAATTCTCTTGAGAGTTCTCTACATGCTAAAAGACCGTCATAAGTACACGGTACTTTAACGGTACAACACTCTCCAAATTTTTGAGAAAGTCTACGACCTTCTAGAATCATAACTGTTGAGTCTCCTACGACTTCCATACTAATATCTTTTACACCCAGATCTTTAAGTTCTTGATAAACATCTTCTGGGTTTCTTCCACTTTTTCTGATTAAAGTAGGATTAGTAGTTACACCATCAATCAAACCAGTGGTAAAATGCTTATGAATAAGATCAACGTCAGCAGTATCTAAGAAAATTTTCATTGAGGTAATTTAATATCCAATTATATAGGTAACTAACCCTGCCATATCATATCAGGCATTGCTTGTTGTCCAGGACGGAGTACAAACAATAAGATAGCATACCCTATAAACCATATTATATTAAAAAGCCAAGCTTGTCTAACCAAATATTTTCGTATGCCCATAGAAACAATTACATTTCTCATATCTTTTGGATTATCTTCACTACCCCTTGCTCTAAGTATCTGTTCTATTATCACCGCAATGATTGCACCTACCACTAGTGGATAGAATACAAAGTTTGCGAATGACATTATTGCTATTAGAAAAGCCATTTTTTAATCGTGTTTATGTGCAATACCAAGTTCATGCATCCGTGCATGATCAGCAATAGGATCTCTCACACCTTTGCCGCCTGGTCCAAAGGTAAACCAAATTCCCGTTACTACTAAAGCTAATAAGATAGCAATTACTATAAAAACTAAAATCATCTTTTTACGTCGTGAGCACAACCGTCTCCATTATAGTTATCTGTATTATAGTATCCTCCTTTAGTACCCATGTATAGGGTTATCCCTACAAATGGTAATGCTACTATTAACAGTACAGTATCTAAAGTCATAAACCTATCTTCATTCTGGATGTCTCTACAATTTCTATCTTAAAAGGTTTTTCAAGAAGACTTTTAATATTCATATAGGCATAAGCAATAAAAACTTGTGGGACAATAAATGCTATCATGGCAACTGTCCAGAAAAGATAATAATAATTTTCCTTACTTTGAGTTCTCATATTCTTACTACCACATCCCCACCATCATCCTCTTCCTCATCATCTCCTTCTAATTCTGCTTTCAGTGCGTCTATACGTGCTTGTAAATCCTTATACTCTTCTAAATCACATTCAGTTTTTTGTTGAAAAGTAACCCCCATTAACTTCTCACCAGGTCTAACATCAGTCATCTCTGGATGAATAGGTTTCTTTACTTCTGTTTCCCATGTTCCAGTTAAACGTCGAGCATTATAATCTCTCACCGGTTTAGACCATCCTCTTGCCATAGTCCGAATAGCCCAGACCAAAAGAAGTACCCATGTGATTGAAAAAACTATGTCAGTTATTGGATTCATTATTCTCTTCTATTTGTTGTATTAAAAGAAAAAACCATATCGATCCGAGTATCATAATCACAGCAATTCTTATTGATGACCAAGAAGTATCAATCATTTCTCAACCACTCTATACCCACTCTGGGATCATCGTCTGGGACTTCGTGCGGATCCATCTTCCCTTTTGGTAGGTAAGCCAACTCACGCATGGCCCTAACTGAGGGATCAGTTGTAACATTAGTGGGCAATCGTCCAAGAGCGACATTATCAAAGTTGAGTGAGTGCCGATCAAATGCAGCAAGTTCATATTCCTCCGTCATTGACAGACAATTGGTTGGACAATATTCTACACAATTACCGCAGAATATGCAAACCCCAAAGTCTATCGAATAGTTTCTTAGTTCTTTTTTCTTTGCTTCTTTATTAAATACCCAATCGACCACTGGAAGATTTATGGGACATACTCTAACACATACTTCACAAGCAATGCACTTATCTAATTCAAAATGAATACGTCCTCTATATCTCTCAGAGGGTATTAGTTTTTCATAAGGATATTGTATAGTGATGGGTCTTCTACCCATATGATCAAAGGTTACTTGTAACCCCTGAATCATATATTTAGCAGTATCTTTAACCTCTTTAAGATATTTAAGAACCCCTTTTATCATATCCTTGGAATGTATCCTTTTGCTTGTTCAACTAATGGAAGAACCTCGTTTTCCACTCTTTCAACAATCTTATCCAAAATATTTATATCTATATCTAAGAATGGTGGGATAATACCAAGTAATCTTAATGTTCCATCCAGGAATAATGCCAAACAAATCCCACCTAAAATCATACTAATGATAGTTGCATTTCTATTATGCTTACGCATAGATTCTTCATCTATAGCTTTAGCTTCTGCAACCGCATCAGCGATTAATTGATCAACCTCTTTCTTAGTATAAATGTCTCCTAAGATTGGAATGTCATGGAGATCCGGTGGGGCCATAATCTAAAAAAAGTATACACTATCTATTATATCACATCATCTCGTAACTGTGACCTACGGGACTATTGCCCATTTTCTTGGAATGCTCACGCTCTAGTTGTTGAACCTTATCTAACCATTCTTGTTTCTTTTCTATGTCCTCAAGTTTTTTATGAACCGCCTTTAGTTCAGATTCTATTGAAGATCCGTCAGTCATTAGGTTTTAAAAATGCTTCTCTCAAACCTCCCTGCCTAAGTCTACACGACAAGTTGTGGATTTGAGTGTAATTATTTAGATAAATTAACATTCTCACGAAGTTCTTTTCGTATAAATTCGGTATCTAAATTGTAGTATAGATGATAGTTTTCTGTGGTCAAATAATAACCATCAATGTTCTTACCATCATCAGTAAATCCATAAGCACAGACGCTTTCTTCGATGCCATCTATTCTTAATTTTTTCTTACCATCCAAATAAGAATGATAACGGCGATCCAAATCAATCATCGAACTTCAAAGTCAAGTTTACGGACCTTACGCTTACGTCTTTCTTCTTGCCACGCCAAATCTTGAGAAGTAAGACCGTCAGGAGATCCTGATTTATCTCCAGAGTTTATCATAATCACCTTACCTAAGTCAACTGCTGAAATATTATCACCTCTCACCGTCGCCATATTAGGACACCCACAAGCCCGTGCCTGTGTAGGATGCCCAATAACTTCCTTACTGCATTCTGTGCATCTAATTGTTAACATTGTCCTTTTAAAATTTGCGGGACTTACACGAAGACGGGTGGTGGTGGTGTCTCCGATGCCCAGTACTAATTCTTTTCTTGTTCTAATGAAATAATATCCAGTTCATCAATATCATCTAATTCAATCCAATCTTCAAATTCTTCATAGATGGCCATCTTATCTCCTACCAACTCTGCTGCCTCTATTTTATCAATAGACCAGTCTCTGACATGAGCAACTACTTTATCAGTCGAGTCCAGTTCCATAATAGTCTTTTCTGAAGTACCTTGAGAGGATGTTGCTATTATAGTACTTTGGTGTTCCGTCGTCAAGAGCTTCCGTAAGGACGTTGTTGGTAAAGAGTTGGCGCGTTTCTTCGTAGTTTGTTTTGCCAGCTGTTTTATGTAAGCTGAGCATAACTCTGCTAAAGTTATGTCTACCCAGTTGTTGAATCTCTTCCTTAAGTTCCGGACAAGACCCATAATATTTTTTCCAATCAGATTCAGATTTTACTTTACGTTTTTTACCCCGTGGAGTTCTAAACTTCCAGAAATACTTACGCCCGATGTATTGCCGCCCATTTGTGTTATTTGTAATACAGTAGACAAAACCGAAGAGGTTGTCAATATCGTCAGTAGTAAAAGTTGTACCCTGATATGTCCAGGGGTTTTCATAAGTTCCTTCACCCACTGAGGTCTTTGGGGTGGTTTCCACTTTCCAATCTTTATAGTCATACCTTATTTAGCTCCCTGCCAATGATCTATATTAAAATTAAAAGATATAATAGTTTTTCGTTGAGAATCATTAGGAGGTCCACGATGAATCCAATGAGCAGGAAAAATTATTAAGTCCCCCTCTTGAGAATTAACTCTATGTTGTTTAAAATTTAAAGGAGATAAGATTTCAGTCCTTGAAGATCCCTTAGGAAATTCCAAATAATAAACTCCTGTATAATTATCACTATGAGTATGCCACCCATGTGTATCACCTTTCACATATTGTTGATACCACATGCGGTTAACTGTCAGGCGGCCATATTTTAATTGTCTTATATAACTCAATATCGTGCTCTCAAAATTAGGAGTAAAAATTTTAACCCAAGGTCGTGATTTGTCATCTCCTTTAGACCAATCTAACTTACTAACTTTATCATCTACAGGATATACCGCCCCACTCACTTCAGTACATACATCTTCTTCTATTGCGTCTAAAATTCTATCTTTAATTCTATAATGATCAACCATTTGTCCATGACAAATGCAATCCATCACCTTAATTTTTTTCATCTTATTCCCATCTTTAACATCTTATAGGTATCTTGCCAGCTATCTACATGAAATGCATAGCCCATATGATTTTCAGCGATAGAAATTGCCAACGAGTAATCATTTCCACCTTCCTCCATTCGATCTCCAAAGAAACGTAAGTCATCACCCTGCTTAAAATCCCTCAATATCTGACTCTTATCCGCACCTTTAGGTCCAAGATCAAGTCCCGTTTGTCCTCCAAGTGCTACACTCAATTCTGGAAAATGATTTCTAATTCTGTCTGCAATATCCTGTCTTTCTAATCTTTCCTTATCCCATTTAATATACTCTGCTCTCCCCTCAGAAGGATCCTTACCTCTACCCAATATACTAAAATTAACTCCACCAGGTCTATGCTCTATATGCAATCCATTACGAATAGGAAAACAACTATATGCTAACTCGTCTTCTAAAAACTTTTCTACCTTCTTGGGAAGTTCCCAATCATCACTATAAACATTCTTCTCTGCCTCCCACGCATCACTCCCAGAACAATTATAAACTCTCTTACAAGCATTATAAAATATAGGAGTAACTTGCTCTATAGTTTTATCACGATCACTCCCTGTTACCAGATAAACATCATGGATATTAACAAAATCCATAAGAAAATCTTTAAAATCACCAGGAATGGTACCTCTACTAGGAGTTAGAGTCCCATCAACATCAAAAATAAATTTCAAAAAACCTATCCTCCAACAAGTTTGTCATAATCATCAGCAGCATCTAGAATTGCTCGTTTCATATCTTCAATATCCCATTCTATTTCTTCAGAGTTTGAATCCTGAGAAGGTGTCTTTTTTGACATCTTGTTTGATTCCTCCGACGACATAACTTTCTACCTCCGTTTCTTGTGGTGCAACTTGTAATCCCTTAGAAGAAATCCAATGAGTAGTCCAAGGCAATGGATTGTTCTTTGCCGGAATATCGTACTGGGGTTTAAGACCTATTGCTTTCAGTCTCTTATTAGCAGTCCATTCCACATACTGCTGTAATAATTTATCGTTTAAACCAATCATACTTCCATCTTTAAACAAATATTCTGCCCATTTCTTTTCTTCATTAACACATAAATCAAACTGCCTATAAGTCCACTCCTCTTCCTCTTTCATAATTTTCTGCATCTCTGGGTCATCACCTTTCTTCCAATTATTTAAAATAGATTGAGTAATAACAAGATGCTGGTTCTCATCTCTTGCAATCAAAGAGATAATTTTTGCAGATCCTTCCATGAGTTTGAGCTCACCGAAAGCAAAAGAACAAGCAAAACTAACATAAAAACGTATGCCTTCTAATATATTAACATTAGCCACTGCCCTATAAAGATGTCTTTTTAAATCTTTCAATGTCCATTCGGCAGAGGGAGATCCTTTGGAATCTTTTTTCCACATACTACCTTGACCCCATTCCTGTGCATAATTAATAAATTCATCATATGAACCAGTCACACTTGCAGCACGTTCTAGGATACGCTCATCCCTAATAATAGTATCAAATACTTCAGAAGGATCAGAATATACATTCTTAATAACATAAGTATAAGATCTACTATGGATCATCTCCATAAATCCCCATACTTCCATACACGCTTCTAGTTCTGGAAGAGAACAATAAGGAATAAATGCCATACCCGGAGCACGACCCTGAACACTATCAAGCATTATCTGATACTTAAGATTAGAAGTATAGATATGCTTTTGTTCAGGTCTTAAAGTTTGATAATCTCCACGATCTTTCTGAAGAGATACTTCTTCTGGTCTCCAGAAATAACCTAACTGTTGAGTGGTAAGTTTATCAAATGTAGGATATTTAAAATTATCATATCTTTGAACCCCTAAAGGTTTACCAAAAAACATGGGTTGTTTCTTCGTATCCACGTCTTCTGTATTGAAGACAGTCATTCCTTTCAAATTAGATGGCACAGGATTCACACTCCTCCTCATTAGCATTTTCCAACTCATCTAATAAATTGTCAAGTTTGGATTTACCTTCCTCTACATTATCATGCCATCCCATAGGATGTGCTGGTTCTTCAACCTCATCAGTCTTCATATCATGAGTATTTTGATAGTAACTGGTCTTCCACCCTAACTTATAAGTTGTCAAAAGATCTTGAGCCATTACACTCACAGGAACTTCATTACCCTCATAATTCTCTGGATTATAACTCCAATTACCACTAATTGCTTGGTCAAAGAACTTCTGCATCACTCCTACAATGTTAATATAACCAGTATTATCTGGCATATCCCATAATAAAGTATAATTATTTTTTAAACTAGCATAGGAGGGAACAACTTGCTTAAGAGGTCCTTTCTTTGATTTC